GTAGTCAAGTTAATAATTCTGACGTAGACACATATAATGTTGCTGTAGGTTATAACGCTGGTTATGCTGTTACAACAAGTATTCAAAATGTATTGATAGGAGCATTAGCAGGTGATGCGTTAACTACAGGAGGTGGTAACGTTGCTGTAGGTTACCAAGCATTAAGCGCTGAAGATGAAAATGGTACAAATGTAGCTGTAGGTTTTCAATCATTAGCAACTCAAAACGCAGGTGTTAACGCTTATAATGTTGCAGTAGGGTATCTTGCAGGTTCTTCTGTTACAACTGGTCTTAATAATACTTTAATAGGAGGATTAGCTGGAGACGCATTAACTACGGGATCTTATAATACAGTGTTGGGATATACTGCTCTTGGCTCTGAAGATACTGGAAGTAGAAATATAGCTATAGGTTATGCTGCATTAAGTTCATTAAATTATAATGGAAGCGGATATAATGTAGCTATAGGAATGGAGGCTGGTAAAGATATTTCTTCAGGTATTAAAAATACTGTTATAGGCGGCTTAGCTGGTAATACTGGTACAAATGATTTAACTACTGGTGAAAATAATATAATTATAGGATATAATGCTGCTGCTTCAGCGGCAGACGTAGATAACGAAATAACTTTAGGTGATGCTAATATTTCAGCATTTAGATGTGCTGATCAGAGTATTGCAGCGCTTTCAGATGGTCGTGATAAATCAGAAGTTGAAGAAAGTCCTTACGGTTTAGAATTTATAAACAAATTAAAACCTGTTAAATTTACATGGGATTTCAGACCAGAACACATGTCTGAAGCAAAACAAGGTAAATCAAGAATTGGTTTCATTGCTCAAGATCTTCAAGAAGCAATGCCAAACAATGATAATGATATACTTGATTTAGTATATGAAATAAGTGAAGACAGACTTGAAGCTAAATATGGTAATTTAATACCAGTTATGGCGAAAGCAATACAAGAGTTAAGTGCAGAAGTAAAAGAATTAAAAAAACAAATAAATGGCTAAACAAAGTATAAATATAGGATCCGCAGCAAACGACGGAACTGGATCTACGCTCAGAGCAGCATTCGATATATGTAATGACAATTTTACAGAACTATATGATGGTAGTGGTGGTTTGTTACATAAAATAGAAGGTGCAAACTTTACTGGTTCATTACTTGTTGGTCATAGTACAACGGGCACATTGTCATCTGCTTTAGGTAACACTGGTGTAGGTATAGCTACATTAAATGCTTTAACAAGCGGTGATTATAATGTAGCAGTAGGTAATGAAGCAGGTGGCGCTATAACTAGCGGTGAAAGAAATGTATTAATGGGATATGCTGCTGGTGATGCTATTACAATATCTAGTTATAATACAGCTGTTGGACATGGAGCTCTTAGCACTGAAGACACTAGACACGGTTCTACTGCAATTGGATATAAAGCTTTAAATATACAAAATGCAGATGCTGATCCTTATAATACCGCAGTAGGTTATCACGCTGCGTTTTTACTCACAACAGGTGTTTATAATACTATACTAGGAGGACTAGCAGGTGACGCTTTAACTACAGGTAATAGTAATATAGCTATAGGCTTGAATGCTTTAGGTGGTGAAGATACTGGTCATGATTCAGTAGCTATAGGTAGATCAGCATTATTAAGTCAAAATTACGATGGAAGTGCTTATAACGTTGCAATAGGTAGAGATGCTGGTAGACTTGTTGATACTGGTATAAAAAATACTATAATAGGTGGACTTGCAGGTGATAATTTAACGACTGGATCTAATAATATATTAATAGGTTATGACGCTACTGCTTCTGCGGTAGGTGTATCTAACGAAGTTACAATTGGTGATAGTAATATATCTACTGTAAGAATACCGTCTGACTCAACTTTAAAAATAGGAGCTAGTGGTGATTTACAACTAGAACACCTTAGTAGTAATTCATTTATTAAAAACACAGCTGTTGGTGATTTATATATTGAAAACCAAGTTGATGATGCTAGTATAATATTTAGATGTGATGACGGTAGCGGTGGTTTAGATACATACTTTAGTGTTGTTGGTGCTGGTAATAGAGTTCAATATAATAAAGACTTAAGGTTAATAGACAATGTAGAGTTAAGTTTAGGTTCTTCTGATGATTTAAAAATATATCATAATAGTTCAAATAGTTATATTGAAAACGATACTAATGATTTAATAATATTAAATAATGCTAATGATAAAGATATAGTTTTTCAATGTGATGATGGGAGTGGTGGAGTAGAAACCTATTTTAGATTAGATGGTAGTGCTGAACAAACACAGTTTACTAAAAATACTGAACATCAAGATAGTGTAAAAGCTTTATTTGGCACAGGTTCAGATATGGAAATATTTCATGATGCTAGCAACTCGTATATAGAAAATTACACTGGTACTTTGAACATTACACAGCATCTTAATGATGGAGATATTCGATTTAAATCTGATGATGGTTCAGGTGGAACAGAAACATACTTCTTTTTAGATGGAAGTATAGGTAAAACAAAATTTCCTGATTCTAAACAATTAGTTTTTGGTGATTCAAGTGATTTAAGAATATATCACGATGGTACAGACAGTAAAATACATAACGATACAGGGCATTTAATTATAGAAATTGATTCTGATGATAAAGATTTACAAGTATTTGCAGATGATGGTTCAGGTGGTTTAGCTGAATATTTTAGAATTGATGGTAGTTTAGAAGCAGTTAGAATGCTACGTAAAACAAGATGGAATGATAACATAAAAGCTACATTTGGCGATAGTGATGATTTAAGAATTGACCACGATGGAACTGATAGCAATATTGAAAACGTAACAGGTGATTTAAGATTTAGACAGTTTGCTGATGACAAAGATATTATATTCCAATCAGATGATGGTTCAGGTGGTACAGCAACATACATGTTTTTAGATGGAAGTAATACTAGAGTTCAATTTAATAAAGATGCAAGATTTGTTGATGCTGCAAAAGTATTATTAGGGACATCTGATGATTTAAAAATATATCACGATGGCTCTAGTTCACATATAGAAAACCAAACAAGTAATTTAACTATAACTAATTACGCAGATGACGGAGATATTATATTTAGATCAGACGATGGTAGTGGTGGTCATACTACATATTTTTATTTAGATGGTAGTTTAGCTAGTGGAGGCTCAGTATTTACTGTATTTCCTGATAATAGTTCAATAGTTCTTGGAACTGGTAATGATTTACAAGCAAAACATAATGGTACAGATACAACTTTTGATAATTATACAGGAAATTTAAAATTTCAAAACTATGCAGATGATAAAGATATTGTCTTTAGTAGTGATGATGGTAGTGGTGGTTTAGCTGAATATTTTAAATTAGATGGTAGTTCGGCTAGTGGTGGAACTGTATATACAAATTGGGCAGATAATTCGAGAATTACTTTGGGCGCTGGTAATGATATGCAGCTATATCACGATGGAAGTAATAATTATGTTGACATCACTCTAGGTGATTTATATTTTACAAATTATGCAGATGACAAAGATATTATATTTAGAAGCGATGACGGTAGTGGAGGAGTTACTGAATATTTTAGATTGGATGGTAGCACAAACAGAATTGATATACCAGATAGTATACCTCTTTGTTTTGGAACAGCTGATGATTTACAAATCCAACATAATGGTTCTACTTCGTATATCCAAAATTATACGGGTAATTTGGTTATTGAAAATAATTTAGATGATGGTGATATAATATTTAAGTCAGATAATGGTAGTGGTGGTTTAGCTACATACTTCTTTTTAGATGGTAGTAATAGTCATACTAATTTCCAACTTAATGCAAGATGGGTAGATAATTCTAAAGCACAGTTTGGTAATAGTGGTGATTTAGAAATATTCCACGATGGTAGTCATTCTTATTTAGTAGATACAGGCACAGGGCAGTTAAGATTAAAAAGTGATTCTGAAATACAATTTCTTTCTGATACTAATGATATCCACGCAAAGATGGTTAAAGATGGTGCAGTAGAACTTTACTACGACAATGTAAAGAAATTTGAAACAACAAGTAGCGGTGTTAAGTTACCTCAAGCTGGAGAAGGAATAACGTTGGTATCACCTGATGGAAACACAACTAGAACTTTAACTATAGATAATTCAGGTAATTTAGTTGTAGGTACGTAAAAATATAAAAAAACAAGTAAATATATATAAGTAATTAATAATCAATAAATAAAATTAAATTATGAGTGAAGAAACATGGAGTGCTGACGAATTAGCACAACAAATAACAGCTACACTTGATTCAGTAGGTATTGTTGAAAGAATTAGAGCTGTTGAAGAAGCAGATAGAACTGAAGAAGAAGTAGATGAATTAGCTAGAAACGAAAGACACATACAGCTTAAAATGGCTATTACACAATTTGTATCTGGCTTATCAGTAGATGAAAAAGCTAAAATAGACGCATTAAAATTATAATATATGTGGAAATTAACTAAACAATATTGGAAAGATATGTGGGTTGCTCTATGGAGCAAAACAACTATTGATGAAAAAGCTATTGCAACAGTTAAAGAAATCAAAAAAAGATATAAATTAACTGCTGATGAACTAGCTGATGTAGCAAAAGCTATTAAAGAAGTCGGTAATCAAATTGATGATATTGACAATGCTTTAAAAGGTGAAGCACGTAGAGGTAGAAAAAATGGCAAATAAAAAGAAATTCAAAGATACAACTGTTGGCCAATTATTGTTTGGCGCGGCTTCTGTAATTAATCCTACATTAGGAAACGTATTACAAGGTGTTACATCACCAAAAGAAGCTATTGAAGCTATTACTAAATCAGATGCACCTGCAGATGATAAAGTAAAGTTACAACAAATAATATACGAACAACAGAATAAAGAGCTACAAGCTATAACATCAAGATGGGAAGCAGACTCAATGTCTGACTCATGGATGTCAAAAAATGTACGCCCGCTAGTATTAGTATGGTGTATTGTTATATTTTCTTTAGCTGGTATCTTAGATAGTGTAGAAAGTATACCGTTTCAAATAAATAGTACATGGAACGATACTTTTGAGAAGGTCATGATGGCGGTCGTCTTAGCCTATTTTGGCGGACGTACGACTGAAAAAGCCACAAGTATATTTAAAAAATAATTAAATTTAATTAAAACCAAAACCAAAAATTATGAGTAAAGAATTAAAAATTACAGAAGAACAATTACAAAAAGTTCAAGCACAAGTAAAAGTTAGAGGTCAATTAATCTCTGATATAGGTGCAGTAGAAGCACAAAAACATGATTTACTTCATGCTTTAAACAACGTTATGCAGAAAACAAAAGAAACTGCAGATGAGTTAGAAAAAGAGTACGGTAAGATTAATATTAATCTTGAAGACGGTACTTACGAAGTTGTTGAAGAAGAAAAAGAAGAAGAAGTAGAAGAAAAAGAATAAATATAATTCCTATGGCTAAGTTAATTAGAAAAATAAGCATAGGAACTGACTATAAAAACGAAGCAATGCATTACTCTGTAGGCCAACAGGTCTACGGAGGACATTGCATATGCGATATATTATTTGACAATAAAGATAATTCATATAATATATTTATAAAAAAAGAAGACGAAGTTATACCATGGAAGAAGTTTAATTCTAACATGGCTATATCAATTGAATACAATTTAGAGTATTAATGCAAAGTTTATTTAATTTTATAGTACAACCAAAAAATAAAAGGTACGAAAACGAAGTTGATGTTGACGGTAACAAACTTATTGTTAACACAACTATGGACGATCATAAGTATGTTAGCAGGATAGGTATTGTTAAATCAGTGCCTAAAGTTGGTAAAACAAATATAAAAGTTGGTGATGAAGTTATAGTTCACCATAATGTTTTTAGAAGGTTTTACAATATAAGAGGTGATGAAAAAAATAGTTCTTCATATTTTAAAGAAGATTTATATTTCTGTTATCACGATCAAATATTTTTATACAAACAAAATAATGAGTGGAAGGCTCCTTTTGAGTTTTGTTTTGTAAAACCTATTGAAAATAAAAAACAATTTGTAACAGTTGAAAAAGAACGTCCTCGTGTTGGTATACTAAAATATGGTAATAGTTCCTTAGATGCTTTTAAAGTGCACGAGGGAAGCCTTGTAGGGTTTAGCCCAAGCAGCGAGTATGAATTTATTATTGAAAATGATAGATTATACCGTATGCGAACTAATGATATTACAATTAAATATGAATACAAAGGAGACGAAGTTGAATATAATCCAAGCTGGGCAAGTGGCTGTGGACGAACTTATTAAAGTTGCTAAAGAACCTATTGTAGACTCAGAAGATGATATAAGTGCTGACAGATTAAAAAATGCTGCAGCTACAAAAAAACTAGCTATATTTGATGCTTTTGAAATACTTAAACGTATACAGGAAGAAAAAGATATGTTAAATGAAAAACCTAAGGAAGTTAAAAAACAAAAAACTTTTAAAGGTTTTGCAGAAGGAAGATCTAAATAATGTATCAACAAGATTTAATAAAAGTACTTAAAGATTACGTTAAACCTAAAGTTTTAGCTAGAAACAATAGATATAAAAAATGGCAATATGGTTATAACGAAGAACATGATTTTGTAGTTATAAGCAAAACAGGTGAAATAGGTGAAGTATATGAAATACAAAATTTAAAAATAGCTTTACCAAAACCACAAAATATCTATAAAAGATCAAACAAAAAAGAAGATCAATATTGGGAGATATTTGAATTAGATAAAGATCTTAAAAAAATAAAAACCATATTTCACTGGAAAGAATATCCTATTGAATTTAAAGAAAAATGGTTTGAATATATTGATGAAGAATTTAAAAGACGTGAAGAAGGGTTTTGGTTTTATAATAATGGACAACCTACCTATATAACTGGAACTCATTATATGTACTTACAATGGTCAAAAATTGACGTTGGTAAGCCGGATTTTAGAGAGTCTAATAGATTATTTTATATATTTTGGGAAGCATGTAAAGCAGATGATAGATGTTACGGCATGTGTTATCTTAAAAATCGTAGATCTGGATTTTCTTTTATGGCTTCAGGTGAGGTTGTTAATTTAGCAACAATATCTAGTGATTCACGTTATGGTATATTATCTAAGACCGGTCCAGATGCTAAAAAAATGTTTACTGATAAAGTTGTTCCTATATCAGTTAATTATCCTTTCTTTTTTAAACCGATACAAGATGGTATGGATCGACCTAAAACAGAATTAGCGTATAGAGTGCCAGCTTCTAAATTAACTAGAAGAAAAATAGAACAAGGTGGTGATGAGGCTGATTTACAAGGATTAGATACAACTATTGATTGGAAAAACACTGGAGATAATAGTTATGATGGTGAAAAACTAAAACTATTAGTACATGATGAAAGTGGTAAATGGGAAAGACCTAATAATATTTTGAACAACTGGAGGGTTACAAAAACTACTTTAAGACTGGGTAGTAGAATAGTTGGTAAATGTATGATGGGTTCTACTAGTAACGCTTTAGAAAAAGGTGGAGATAATTTTAAAAACTTATACTATGAATCTGATGTTACCAAAAGAAACCGCAATGGACAGACTAGCTCAGGACTATATTCTTTGTTCATACCTATGGAATGGAACTACGAAGGATACATTGATACTTATGGAGTACCTGTATTCGAGACTCCAACAAAAAAAACTTTTGGACCAGATGGGTATGAAATAAAAATAGGTGTTATAGATTATTGGGATAATGAAGTAGAGGGATTAAAAAATGATCAAGATTCATTAAATGAATTTTATAGACAATTTCCAAGAACAGAAAAACACGCTTTCAGAGATGAAACTAAACAATCGTTATTTAATTTAACTAAAATATACGAGCAAATAGATTACAACGAAGAAATTAAAATGTCTGGTCTTGTAACTCAAGGTAGTTTTCAGTGGCGCAATGGTGTAAAAGATACAACAGTAGAATTTATGCCAAATAAAAATGGTAGATTTAAGATAAGTTGGATACCTGAGGTTAACATGCAAAACAGAATAATAGTTAAAAACGGTGTTAAGTTTCCTGGTAACGAACACGTGGGTGCATTTGGATGTGATAGCTATGATATATCAGGTACTGTTGATAGACTTGGATCAAATGGAGCTTTACATGGCGCTACTAAGTTTAGCATGGAAAACGCTCCATCTAATAGAATATTTTTAGAATATGTAGCAAGACCACAAACAGCTGAAATATTTTTTGAAGACGTGTTAATGGCTTGCGTATTTTATGGTATGCCAATACTTGCTGAAAATAATAAACCTAGACTTTTATATTATTTAAAACGTAGAGGTTATAGAGGTTATTCAATGAATAGACCTGATAAAGTTTGGAATAAGTTATCAGTTACAGAAAAAGAAATAGGTGGTATACCAAACTCAAGTGAAGATATTAAACAAGCACATGCTGCAGCTATAGAAAGTTATATTGAAAACTATGTAGGACAATTAGATGATAGTTACGGTGATATGTATTTTCAAAGAACATTAGAAGACTGGGCTAAGTTTGATATAAACAATAGAACTAAGTTTGACGCGTCAATAAGTTCTGGACTAGCTTTAATGGCTTGTAATAAAAACCTTTATAAACCAATACAAGAAAGAAAAATAAAATCAATTAATCTTGGTATTAAAAAATATAATAACCAAGGAGTGAGATCTCAAATAATTTAAAGATGATTAAAAAAGGTATTAAAACCTCTTTTCCTAGCCAAGCTGTTAGTGATGAAGAAAAGATGAGCGCTGAATATGGCGCTAAAGTTGGTTCAGCTATTGAGCACGAGTGGTTTAGTAATAACGAAAACTCAAATAGGTATTCAACTTTTAAAGAATCTTTTCATGCGCTGAGACTATACGCAAGAGGTGAGCAGTCAATTAAAAAATATAAAGATGAATTATCTATAAATGGTGATTTATCGTATCTTAATTTAGACTGGAAACCTGTTCCTATTATACCTAAATTTGTAGATATAGTTGTAAACGGTATGGCTGATAGATCTTACGATATTAAAGCATACTCACAAGATCCAGCTGCTATAAAAGAAAGAACTGATTATGTTGAAAAAATAGTTTCAGACATGGAGGCTAAAGCTTTTAATGACCAAATGGCACAAGAGTTTGGAGCAGATATATATGAAACTGATCAAGAAACATTACCAGAAACAACTGAAGAGCTACAACTACATATGCAGCTTGATTATAAGCAAAGTATTGAAATAGCTGAAGAAGAAGCTATTAATAGTGTTTTTGACGCTAATAAATATGAGTATTTATCTAAAAGAGTTAATCATGATTTAGTAACTTTGGGTATAGGTGCTGTAAAAAACTCTTTTAATAAGTCAGAAGGTATTAAAATAGAATATGTTGATCCTGCTGATTTAGTTTATTCTTACACTGATTCACCTTATTTTGATGATATATATTATGTAGGTGAAGTAAAAGATGTTTATGCTAATGAGCTTAAAAAACAATTTCCTGAATTAACAGACGAAGAAATAGAACAATACAGAACAAGCTCTGCTTCATATGGTAAAAATACAGTTGTTAATAAAAAAGGAGATGATAATAATTCTATAAGCGTTTTATATTTTGAATATAAAACTTATATGAGTGAGGTTTATAAAGTAAAAAATACAGCTACAGGTGGTCAAAGAGCTATTAAAAAAGACGGTGGTTTTAATCCTCCTAAAAACGAAGACTTTGAAAAAGTAGAAAGAGTTATTGAAGTTATATATGAAGGCGCTAAAATATTAGGTAGTGGTTCAAATAAAGTTTTAAAATGGGAGTTGAAGAAAAATATGATAAGACCTAAAGCTGATACTACTAAAGCAGTAATGAGTTATAGTATATGCGCCCCACGTATGTATGAAGGTCGTATTGAAAGCTTAGTAAGTCGTATAACTGGTTTTGCAGATATGATACAACTTACACACTTAAAATTACAACAAGTAATGTCTAAAATGGTGCCAGATGGTGTTTATTTAGATGCTGATGCTTTAGCTGAAATAGATTTAGGTAATGGTACTAACTATAATCCGCAAGAAGCTTTAAACATGTATTTCCAAACTGGTAGTGTTATTGGTAGATCAATGACGCAAGATGGTGATATGAACAGAGGTATAAGACCAGTTACTGAAATAAATTCTAGTACAAAAGGCGGTAAAATACAAAGTTTAATACAAACTTATAATTATTATCTACAAATGATGCGTGACGTAACTGGATTAAATGAGGCTAGAGACGGTACTATGCCAGATAAAGACGCTTTAGTTGGTATACAAAAAATGGCAGCTGCTAATAGTAACACAGCTACAAGACATATACTGCAAAGTAGTTTGTATATAACACTTTCTACTGCAGAGTGTATAGCAATGAGAATATCTGATGTTATAGAATATTCACCAACAAAAGAGTCGTTTATAAAATCTTTAGGTAAATTTAACGTAGCTACTTTGAAAGAAATGTCAAGCTTACATTTACATGACTTTGGTATATTTTTAGAGTTAGCCCCTGATGAAGAAGAAAAAGCTAGATTAGAAAACAATATACAAATGGCTTTACAACAAAATAGTATAAATTTAGAAGACGCTATTGATATACGTGAAGTTAGAAATATAAAACTAGCTAATCAATTATTAAAAATAAGAAGAAAAGCTAAACAAGCTTTAGATCAACAACAAGCCCAACAAAACATACAAGCGCAAGCACAAGCTAACGCAGCTGCTGCTGAAAAAGCTGCTGCAGCTGAAATGCAAAAAACTCAAGCATTAGCTCAAACAGATGCTCAAATAGAACAAGTTAAAGCGCAGCTTGCAATGCAAAAAATGGAAAGAGAAGCTCAAATTAAAAAAGAATTAATGGAGTTAGAGTTTCAAATGAATATGAAATTAAAAACAGTTGAGGCTGATGTTTTAAGACAAAGAGAAAAACAAAAAGAAGATCGTAAAGACGAAAGAACTAAGATACAAGCAACTCAACAAAGTGAGATGATTGATCAAAGAAAAAAAGATACAGGACCAAAAAATTTTGAATCAGCTGGATTTGATAATTTAGGAGGTTTTGGACTAGAGCAATTTGAGCCTAGATAATTAACAATTATATAATATTATATTATGGAAAACACTGAAAAACAAGAAAATGTTATTCAAGAGGTAAAAACAGAAGAAACACCTGTAAACACTTCTAATGAAGAACAAAAACAAGAAGCGCCTAAAGTTCAAGCTAAAATTGTTGAACAAGAAGGCGGTAATTTTAAAATCAAATTAAAAAAGAAAAATGAGCCCGTTCAAGAGCAAAGCACAGATGAAGTACCTGTTCGCGACGAATCCGACGCTAGCAAAGAAGTTTCTGAAGAAAACAAGCAAGAAGAAGTTAAAAAGCCTGCCGAAGAAGTTAAAGAAGAAGAGGTAGTTCTTGAAGAGGTAAAAGAAGAAGATATACAACAAGAACAAGTTGTAGAAGAAAAAATTGAAGAACCTGTAACGCAAACACAACCTGAACCGCAAGTAGTTGTACCAGAAAACTTAAAAGATTTAGTTAAGTTTATGGAAGATACAGGTGGAACTCTAGAAGATTACGCTAGATTAAACGCGGATTATTCTAATATAGACGACAACGCTTTATTATTAGAATATTATAAAACGACTAAGCCTCATTTAAATATGGAAGAAATAAACTTCTTAATTGAAGATACTTTTCAGTTTGATGAGGACATTGATGAGCCAAGAGATATTAAAAAGAAAAAATTGGCTTTCAAAGAAGAAATTGTAAAAGCTCGAAAGCATCTTACTGGCCTAAAGGATCAGTATTACAAAGAAGTCAAGTTGGGTTCTAAGTTGACCAGCGAGCAGAAAGAGGCAGTAGAATTTTACAATACATACAAACAAGAACAAGCCACTAATAGTGAGATCCAAAAACAACAGTTAGAACGTTTCCAAAAATCTACTGACTCTGTATTCAATAATAATTTCAAAGGTTTTGACTTTAACGTTGGAGAAAAAACTTATAGATACAATATTAAAGACGTTCAAAATGTTAAAGAGTATCAAAGCGATATATTTAATTTCGTAGGAGAGTTCCTTGACGATAATAATATGATGCAAGATGCAAAAGGGTATCACAAAGCTTTATATGCTGGTAAAAACATTGATAAAATTGTTAAACATTTTTATGATCAAGGTAAAGCAGATGCTATAAAGGAGAGTGCTGTAAGCGCTAAAAACATTGATATGTCTCCAAGAACTGCCGCACCTGTTGTTGATACTGGCGGTAAAAAGTTTAGAGTATTAAGTGGTGATGATAGTTCTAGTTTGAAATTTAAAATTAGGAAATAAATAACAACTTAAAATTTAAACAAAATGGGATTTAATACGTCTTTAGGACTAGCTGGTGACTATTCTTTAACAGGATCGCCATCACAAGTCGTAAGCGCGAACAACTATTTAGACTTAGCTAATACAGCTAACCAAGGTTGGGCGCAACAATACCTACCTGAGTTGTACGAACAAGAAATCGAAAGATACGGAAATCGTACAATTAATGGATTTTTGGCTATGGTAGGGGCAGAAATGCCTATGGCCTCTGATCAAGTAGTATGGTCTGAGCAAAACAGATTACATATTGCTTACAAACACAAAACTGGAAATCAAACAGCTTTAGCTGACGTAAGTGCAAACACAATAACATTAGGTAGTGATTATACTAACTCTGTAAGAGTAGGTGCTACTGTAATTGTTACTGATGCTGCAACAGGACTTAACACACTTGTGTGTAGAGTTTCTGCGTCATCTGGTCAAGTTATTACTGCGCAACCGTATAAGACAGCTGACATGACAACTGTATTAGGATCTAGTGATTTAGGTGTAAATGTTTTTGTATTTGGTTCTGAGTTTGCAAAAGGTTCTGCTTCTATGGTAGGAGAACTTAAGCCAAGCTTTACTAAATTTGACAACAGACCAATGATCATTAAAGATCACTTTAAAATTTCTGGTTCTGATACTGCTCAAATCGGTTGGGTTGAAACAATTGATGAGTCTGGACAAACAGGTTATTCTTGGTATATGAAATCTGCTAGTGAAACTAGATTAAGATTTGAAGATTACGTTGAAATGACTATGATTGAAGCTGTAAAAGGTGTTCCTGGTTCTTCTGTTGCTGATACTGCAATGGGTATTGCTGGTGAGAACTTTGGTAGTGAAGGTTTATTTGAAGCTATCGAAACAAGAGGTAATGTATTTGAAGATTTAGCTTCTTTAGCTGATTTTGATTTAGTACTTAAAAATCTTGACAAGCAAGGTGCAATCGAAGAAAACATGTTATATGTAAATAGAGATTTAGCTCTTACATTTGATGACATGATGGCTGGATTAAACTCTAACTATCAAGGTGGTGCTTCTTTCGGAGTATTTGAAAATTCTGCTGATATGGCGTTAAACTTAGGTTTCTCAGGTCTTAGAAGAGGTTCTTATGACTTCTATAAGTCTGACTGGAGATACTTAAACGATGCTACTGGTAGAGGTGGTTTTGGAGATATTTCTGGTGTTTTAATTCCTGCTGGTGTTTCATCTGTATATGATGAAGGATTAGGAAGAAATATTAAAAGACCTTTCTTACACGTAAGATATAGAGCTTCTCAAACTGATGACAGAAGAATGAAGTCTTGGGTGACTGGATCTGTTGGTGGTGCATCATATATCGGAGACGATTATATGGAAGTACACTATTTATCTGAAAGATGTTTAGTTGTACAAGCTGCTAACAACTTTATTCTATTAAAAGAATCATAGTAGATAACTGAATTATTAATTTTTAAAACTAATAAAAATGGAAAAACTTTTAATTTTTATTGATGCAGCTGATGACGCTGCTTGTTATCCACTATCTTCTTTTGTAGGAATGACTGTTGCTGCTGACGCAACGATTTTAATGAGGTTCTTACCAAGTTTTAATCCAGTTGGAGCTGCAGACGGAGATGTGGATCTTGTTACAGTTACATGTAATGCAGATACTGAGTTGAAAGTGTTTAAAAGCATAGCTAACGCTATTGCTGGTGGTTTCCACGGTAAACACTCTGCAAACGGTTATGTAGTTGTTGCTGATGATGTAAATAGCGACTATGTTGACGCTAATATTACTGGTATCGCAATTACACTTGGATCGTAACAATTGATTATATTAAACCAAAGGCGTCTTTAATGGCGCCTTTAGGTTTATTTTTAAACTATTTAATTATATTATATTATGGCAAAAAAGAAAAAAGAAGTATTGGTTGAAGAACCAGTACAAGTAAAAGATACATCTCCAAAATGGGAGATGAAAGATAGACAATACTATTTAAAAAAAGATGGTAGACCTTTGACTTATGTTTTACAATCAAAGTCAACTAGAAAAAAACCATTATTATGGTGGGACGAAGATAAAGGTATTAACAGAGAAATGAGGTACTCTAGTAATCAAAAATCTATATTTGTTGATGAACAAGACGACAATGTAATGTTAGATCACGTAATATTTGAAGAAGGCGTTTTATTTGTTCCAAAACAAAATCAACCTTTACAAAAATTATTATCTTTATATCACCCTAAAAAAGGTGTTGTTTATAATGAATTAGACGAAGTAGCAGAAGCTAAAGAAGATTTAGTTGATATTGAAACTGAAATGAAAGCTTTAAACACAGCTACTAGTATTGAAATAGATCAAGCAGAGGCTATATTAAGAGTTGAGTTAGGCTCATCTGTTGATAAAATGAGTTCTGCTGAAATAAAAAGAGACTTATATTTATTTGCAAGAGCAAACCCGGTTTTATTTTTAGATCTTGTAAACGATGAAAATGTTGTACTTAGAAACCTAGCTATTAAAGCTACTGAAACTGGTGTAATAAAATTATCACAAGATCAAAGAAATTTTTCTTGGGGCTCTAACGATAGAAAGTTAATGGAAGTACCTTTTGATGAAAATCCATATTCTGCATTTGCAGCTTGGCTTAAAACTGATGAAGGTGTTGAAGTTTATAAATCAATACAAAAAAAGTTAGGTTAAAAACAAATAGTCACGGCCCTTTAATTAGGGCCTGTGATTATAATAAAATATAAAATGGCAATATCAGTAGATAAAGTATATAGAAAAGTATTAGCAATACTAAATAAAGAATCAAGAGGTTTTTTAACCCCAGACGAGTTTAATAGAATAGGTTCGCAAGTGCAGCTTGATCTACTTGATAAAGCTTTCCATGACTATAGTAGAGCTGTAACTAGAGAAACTATGGGTCGTGGTGGTCAAGGTTATGGTGACATACCTAAAAAAATACAGGATCGTATAGATCCATTTTATACAACTAGCACTATTGCTTTAACTAGTGGCGTTGGTAGTTTACCAACTGTTACTGTAGATGATTATACAAGATCAAATGTGTATAATATAATTAGAGTAACAACAGATGACAATAGTTCGTTAAATACAACAGAGATTGATAGAGTAGAAAAATCTAAACTAAGTTACTTATTATCTTCACCAGTAACAGCTCCGTCAACAACATTTCCAATATATTATATAACAGGTGAAAATATTAATGTAAACCCTACTTCATTATCAAGTGTTAGTATGGATTATATATCAATACCTAGTGATCCAGTGTGGAACTCTACAGCTGATTCTAACGGTGCTTTAACTTATACAGCTACTGGTTCAACTAATTTTACTTTACACTCTTCTAGTGAAGTAGATTTAGTATTAGGTATATTAAGATATACAGGAGTAATTATAAAAGACCCAAGCGTTATACAAGCTATAGGTCAAGAAACAGCAACAAAAGTACAACAAGAAAACGCTTAGTAAATGGGACTATTAAACAATAAAACAAACGAAACGTATTACACTGGTAGTCAGTCTTTTTATATTAGTGGTACTATACCTTATACATATACATTAACTGCAATACAAACAGAGCATGGTAGTAAAATAACTGCTGATGATATTAGAGTTTACGTAGAGTCTAACAATACTAATTATACTGATAGAGAAATATTTGATTGGACTGTTGCTGACGGTGTTTTAACTGTATTAACATCAGGTGCTGCGGGTGGTGATGGTGATCAAGCTTTTGATGAGTTAAACGAGCTTAGCGCTGAAGGCGTGCTAAGAGTTGAATTAAGAGATCATGTTTTAGGTGGTTATAGACATACATCGCTGTCAGATATAGTTGCTAACTTTATGATAGGTTATGTAGGTGATGGTAAATTAATAAACAACACTAGTAAAACAGATGTTGTTTTTCATGCTAGAAGAGGTTTGCAAGAGTTTAGTTATGATATATTAAAAACTGTCAAGTCACAAGAAGTTGAATTAGGACCATCATTATCAATGGCTATGCCACAAGATTATGTTAGTTATGTAAAGCTTTGTTATATTGATAGCTCAGGTATAAAGAAAATAATATATCCAACTAGATTAACTATAAACCCAACAGAAGCACCTGTTCAAGATGGTGATTATAATTATATATACGACAACAACGGTCAAATAGTTAGTGGAACACCATATACTGAAACACAATGGCAGGCTTTTGACACAGACAACTTAACAGGTAATTTAAGTACTGAAGATGATTATTATATAAGTAGAGATAATCATTTAGGTACTGATTTTGGTAGAAGATATGGTATTGAGCCAGAACACCAACAAATAAACGGTTATTTTACTATAAATGAAAGAACTGGTAGTTTTAATTTTAGCAGTGATTTATCTGGTAAAATAATAGTATTAGAATATGTTTCTGATAGTTTAGGCACTGACTCTGAAATGAAGGTACATAAATTTGCAGAAGAAGCATTATATAAACATATAGCTTTTAATATATTGTCTACACGAAGAAATGTGCCTGAGTATATAGTTCAAAGATTTAGAAAAGAAAGAAGAGCAGCGATGCGTAACGCTAAACTTAGATTATCTAAGATTAATTTAGCTGAAATATCACAAGTATTAAAAGGACAAAGTAAACGAATTAAAAATTAATATATGCCTAAAATTCAAAACAGCTTTTTAAGAGGTAAAATGAATAAAGACCTTGATGAAAGGCTTGTGCCAAAAGGTGAATATCGTGAAGCACAAAATATATTAATTACGCAGTCAGAAAGTTCTGATGTAGGCGCTATTGAAAATATACAAGGTAATGCTTTAGCTGTACCTATGCCTACTATTGTAGGTAATATGGAAACTATAGGTTACTATGCTGATAATTTAGGCAAAAAAGTTTTTTGGTTTATCACTGATTTTACAGGTGACGATGGAGATATAAGAACAATGTCTAGAGCTCAGTCTACTAATACTTGTCAAATATTAATGGCTGATTTAAATAACACATCTGAAGAGGCTAAAATAATAGTACAAGGTCATTTTTTAAATTTTAGTAAAAATCATTTAATTACAGGCATAAATTTAATAGATGATTTATTATTTTTTACAGATAATTACAATCAACCTAGAAAAATAAATGTAACTAAAGCTATTGCTGACAATACATATTATACTAAAGAAGAACAAATATCTGTAGCAAAAGTATCTCCTTTTTTAGCACCTATACTAAAAGATAATTCAGGTAATGGCGATGCTGTTACTCTTCAAAACGATGAGACAATAAATTCTGATTATTTAAAAGATAAATTTGTTAGATTTTCATATAGATATAAATATGAAGATGGCGAGTATACAGTCATGGCGCCATTTACTCAAATTGTATTTAAACCATTAAACGAGGGTCATATTAATAATGTTATAACTTCAGATTTAGATAAATCAGATGTACAAGATGTTTATTCTAAAACTGTTGTTGATATAATGAAAAATAATTATAACAAAATAGATATTAGAATACCCTTACCTGGTGAAAACTATCAAACAAATCCTGATGCTAATTGGGATAATTACTTAAATGTATCTAAAATAGAAATATTAATAAAAGAGTCAGATCAAGACGTTGTAAAAGTTATAAAAGAAATAGATGTAAATAATAATGCTTCTTTTACAGACTTAGTAGAAACTATGACAATAACAAATGATGTTGCTCAAGAATTTTATTATAGACATGTTTATAAGTTTACATATAAGTCTGAAAAACCGTATAAAATATTAGAAGATAAACAAATTACTAGAGTTTTTGATCAAGTACCGTTAAGAGCTAAATCACAAGAAATATCTGGTAATAGAATTATATATGGTAATTTTACAGAAAACTATAATTTACCTGTTGATGATAATGGTAAAACAGGTATAAATTATGTAATTAAGAATATTACAAAGGGAGGCTCTGATTCATTAAGTTTTAGACAAGAAAACAAGAAGGTTTATAAATATAACTCTGTAAAACAAAGAAGAGAGTATCAGGTTGGTATTATTTTATCTGATATATTTGGAAGACAATCTACAGTTATATTATCTAAAAACAATACTGACACTACTAAATCACCGGCTGTAACAACTGATTTTTCAGAAAATTATAATAATGGATATAGTTGGTCAAACAATGAAGAGGTTTTTGGAAAATCATTATCTATAATGTTTACAGAAAATGATATAGTTGATAGTGTTTACAATGGAGATATAACTAGCGACGATTATAATCCATATGGCTGGTATAGTTATAAAATAGTTGTAAAACAACAAGAACAAGAGTATTATAATGTATATACTAATCACCCAGCTGATAATTGGAACAACGACTCTAATACACATGATGATATTTTAGGTTTTACTTGGATTAGCTTATATGGTAATAATATAAATAAAGTACCTAGAGATGTTGATGAAACAGATGAGGTTAGAGAAGGTGTAGCTGGTTCTGATACTTTATTATTTCCAAAAGTTATAAAAAGATTTGTTGATGATGAAACATTAGGACCTATATATAATAACGCTAACAACCTTTCTATGTTAGGGTCTGATAGAGATCCTGTAGAAGTTATGACTATTGGGACCGCTAGAGAACAAGCTATATTGACAAAAGAAGATAGAGACAAAGATAGAGTTCATGATTTTGTTATGTCTAAACGTAATCCTTTACTTGCTCAAGTAAAATCAATAGGATCAAAAAATAGAACAAGATATATTATACCTGTAAAAGCTGTCGAAAACAATAATGATGATAGAACTATATTAAAAATTGGTAATGGTGATACAATAAATCCATATATAAGAGCTGGTCAAGAAATAACTATTCCACCTATAGGAGGATTAAGAGAAAACAAACATACAAGTAATATTGGTAAAAAAATTATTGAAGTAGAAATAGAAAATAGCCAACAAGAAAATTTTCCAGAGTTAGATTCTAAAACAATAATGACTAATGGTAAAGAAATAAGTACTGATAGAGGTGACAGTGCTATGATGAGAGTTGGTCAATTTATTGAGTTTTTAGACGGTAGTGATAGTGGTGGTGAAGTAAAAGCTCCTTTATATGTTGATGGTTCTGGTGGTACTTTAAGCTCTGGTAGCAACAGTCTTAAAATAAGAGGACAAGCCGGTGCTGATATTAGAGATTTTTTATTTGAACCATTTGGGTTAAATAACGTGGGTTTTTTAAGCAGTGTTGCTCAGGGTAAACAAGTTAGTGTTTCTACAGAAGGAAACGTTGATGGTTTTAGTACAACAGCAGCTACACTTATAACTGCTAGCTCTGTTACTCTTGGAACTGGAGAAGTTACACCAGGAGATAATACTATTTATACTTTTACTTTTAGTCCAAGTACTGATGCTGATATAAATGAAAACACTCAAATAACTTTTGTTCTTTCAAATACTAATATTTTTGGTACTTCTACAGTTCATAAAAGATTTTTAAGTGAAACAAGTACAACTGCAACTATAGTAGAACACGGAGATGATTTTAATGTTAGAAGACCAATACTTCAAAAGGTTGAATTAAATGCTGATAGTAAAAAAACTATAATGCATTTTGATAGATCTGTAATACCGTTTACTGCTAATCACGACTCTGGCGTGCGACAGATGATGGCTTTATTTGATCCTCTTACAATAAAATCTGTAGAGACTATAACAGAAGTTGAAGATGGAGCTACAAAATATTATCAAAAAATTAAATTGTCACATGAGCATGAGTTTGAAGCTAATGATGATATAATTATACAAAACTTAGAAGAAGAGCCAATAGCTGTTAACACCGGTTTAACTGTTTTAGAAACGCAACCTGTTGAATCTAATTTAGATATTTATTACGAATCATCAACAAGTGGTTTAATAAGAGATTTACATACTGATTTTATATCTCAATCAAAAGAATTAGAAATAAGTTATTATAACACCTTTATACTTTCTGGTGGAGCTGATTTAATTTATAGTACAACTGAAAATGATTTTGTTCCAGTAGAAGATATAGGTCAATGGCATGTTGAAGAATCTAGAGTAAAAGGTGAATATAATGGTAAATCTGTTGATTTTGGCGTTAAAGCTTATTTAGTAGATACTAATTATGCACAAAGAACTAGAGGAAACGCTTTAATACATTCTGGTATATTTAATGCTAAAACAGATGTAAACGAAACAAATCAGTTTTCTATAGGTGAGTCTATAACTAAAGCTGTTGACACACAAAATGGTAGTATACAGAAATTATATGCTGAAGATACTAATTTAATTATATTTCAAGAAAATAAAGTTAGTAGAGCGTTAATTGATAAAGATATTATATTTACACAAGAAGGCCAACCGCTTACAACTGCTTCTAAAATAGTTATAGGTCAAGTTGGTGCTTTTGCTGGTGACTATGGTATAAGTAATAATCCTGAGAGTTTTGCAGTTCATGCTGGTAGAAAATATTTTTCTGATAAAAATAGAGGTGTTATATTGAGATTATCACAAGATGGTTTAACACCTATATCAGACGCTGGTATGCGTAGTTTTTTTAGAGACAACTTACAAAATGCTGATAGAATATACGGCATGTATGACGAACAAAAAAATAAATACGTAGTGTCTATGCAAAACAATCACGGTGTAGCTTCTACTTATTTACCAGAATATGGAACTTCAACAGATGCTACAACTGAAACAAGAGACACGTATGCAACATTGTCTTTTGATGAAGGTTCTAGAGGTTGGGTTTCATTTTATACTTATAAACCAACATTTGGGTTTAGTATAGATAATAAGTTTTATACATATAATTTACAAAACTTATACGAGCATTATAGAGATGATGTTCAAAGATGTATGTTTTATAAATCTGTTTACACAGATCCTGCTAATATAGAGTTTGTGTTTAACGATGAACCAACAACAGTTAAAAACTTTCATACCATAAACTATGAAGGTACTAGTGGTTGGAAAATGGCATCATCTGAAACTGATATGCATGAAGCATATCCAATATTAAGTAGTGATACTAGTGTATCGTCACTTTCAATACCTATAAATTTTGTTAATAAAGAAAACAAATATTATGGGCATGTAAGGAATAATACAACAACTACATCATTAAATCAAATAACAGGTATTGATTTATCAGGTGTAAAAGGATATTTTAATAAAGTAAAAATGCAGTATTGGAAACCTAGTGAAGCTATAGCTTCTTCTGTAAATAAAGGAGAGTTATATGCTGTAGGTAGCGAAACTGTTTATTCATCACAATAATTATGAAAGAAAGATTATATTTATTTTTAGGTTTGTTTTTTGTAACAATACCAGCATTTGCAGTAGATCCAATAACAGCTGTTGGTTTAGGTGTTAGTGTAATTTCAAGTATTTTTGGAGGTATTGGTGCTGGTAGAGCTAGAAGAGAAGCTAGAAGAAGAGAAAAAAGAGCTGCCGCTAGAACAATGGCTTTAGAAGCTAACAGACAAGATATACCTAATTTTGGACAAGAGTTTGAAAATCCTTTTGCTAATTTACAAGTAGCAACTAGAGCTGCAGAAATGCAAGCAGAGCAAGCTGATATATCTTTAGCTAGCACATTAGATACATTAAGAGCAACAGGTGCCGCTGCTGGTGGTGCAACTGCTTTAGCAAGAGCTGCTGCTCAAAGTAAAAGAGGTGTTTCTGCTAATATACAACAACAAGAAGCAAGAAACGCTCAGTTAAGAGCTCAAGGTGAAGTACAAGCTGCTCAAATGAGACAAAGAGCTGAGATGGCTTCGTTCCAAGCACAAGAAAGAAGAGAGATGCAGCAGTTAAATAGACAGTCTAGCTTGCAAAGTTCAGCTAGTCAACAAGCAGCTGCATACGGAGCGCAACAATCGCAAATGTTTGGCCAAGCTGTTGGAGCTATTGGTACTTTTGCAGTTGCAGGTGGTTTTGGTGAAAAAGGTCCTTTTGCTAAATCACCAAGAAACTTTTCAGAAGGTGGTTCGTTAGGTAGTGGTGCTAATGTTGATTTAACATCAGGCGGTCAAATATTTAAACCTACTTATGAAAATATGGTATCTAGTAGAGCTCAAGAATATATAAATACAGCACCTAATTTTGGAAATTTACCTCCAGGACAAGAACAAGTTGCAAATGTACTCTCTAATATACCTACAAATCCTTATGCTTCAATTGGTATTAGTGATGAATATTATAATACAATGATGCAAATCCCAGTAATAAGATAAATTATGGCAACAAAACCAAGAACAAACAGAAGTCCTTATATGATGAGCGCTAATTTAGGTAGTGGCGCTAGAACAACTACAGGAGGCACATATGAAAACCCTAGATTAGGTATACAAGATTATACTGCTTTTAGTAGAGGTGTGGCATCTACACTTAAAGCTCCAACACCAGAAGAAGAAGCAGAATTAAAACTTACAGATATAGGTGCTTGGGATCCTGATGTTAACGAGCATTATATAGACGAACATGGAGTTGCTCATGATTTAAATGATGATGCTTTTACATTAGCAAACGCTAGGTGGTTAAATAATTTTGTAGAAGGTCAAAAACAAAAATTTAGAACTTCAAATAAAAGAAATCAAGCAGCTATACAAGCTGATATGAATCAATATAAAGATCTTAACAATATGGGTTTAACTCTTGAAGCAGCCGCAGATAAAACTACAGATGCTGGTATAAGGGTGTTTTTGCCAGGTGTTAATGGCGAAAAAACAAGCGTGTCACTTGCTAGTTTAGCTAGAATAACAAATGAAAATCCTAATGCTTTAGAAGTTGCTAGTAGAAACAACAAAGCTGGTATTCCACAAAAAGGCTATATATTAAACACTGGTGATGAAGAAATTTTTATAAACGCTAGTGCTATGAACGCTTCGTGGAGACAAGATAATTTTGCTATAAAATATAACGAAGATGCAACTTTAAACGATGCTTTAAAAGTAAGAGGAGCTGGATATACAACTCAATTCCAAAAAGTTGGTACTACATATTTTGATGAACAAAATGATAAAAATTATCAAGTTGGAGTATCTGACAAATATGTTCAAAATGAAAGTATAGCTAGATATACTAAAGATGCTAATTTACATGCTAACGAATATTTTTCTCCAGGTTCTTTTACAGACGAAACTTTTGCATCAGCATGGAATCAATTAAGAAATATAGTTGGAAATGGTAATTTTGCATTTTCAGATGAATTACAAGCTAAAGTTGAGCAAGCTGGTGGTATAAATGGAGAAGGCATGAATAATGCTCTAAGAACAGAATTATTAAGAGATTATACTGCTGAAAGATATAAGTTAAAAAATGGTGATGCGTTTATAGTTTCTGAAGGTAATGATGGATTTGCTGTAGGTAGAGCAATACCTAAAACATATACAAACAGACAATATTGGGATGCTGATTATAAAAAATCTGAACAAAAGCCTGACAGCGACGGCGATGGTGGCGGTGGAAGCGGTATAAGTAAGCCTGATAGAAGTAGAATTGATAGATTCTTTAGATTATTTAACAAAGGTTTAGAAGTTCAAACGTTTGGTGAAAATGTTTCTGTAGAAGGTAAACCAGGTTTTGTTATAAACGAAAGTGCTATTGAAAACTTTTTCCAAGAATATCAACTTCCTATAGGTGGTGCTGATAGAAAAGTTGGAGGTATAGAATATTTCCCTGATAGATATGGTAAAGGTGGTATGCCTGGTGACGCTGGTCTTGGTACACTTAAAGTTATGTGGGTTAAATCAGGTGATGATGATGTAGCTGATGAAGAAATAACATATGACTTAAATGATGAAGGAAGTGTATTAAAACTTGTGTCTAAAATGAAAAAAGTTGGAGGATCTCCTGAATTAACACCTTCTGTTGTAACAGGTATTGTAAATGAGTTTCAAAGACTTAAAGATGTTATTAAAGGAGGGTCTTTAAGAGATCCTTCTGATATACCACCTATGGCGCCAGAAAACCAATAAGTTAATATAAAAATATGGCAAACGGTAATAGTTTAGAAAACACAGCTGTTGTTGAAAATGTTACTAATGAAGAAATATTAGATAATGTAGAACAACAAGACGAGAGCGATATTAAATTATTAGAAAGCTTAGGTTTTAATAGCGAAGGAGAATTTTTATTTAATAAAGAAATACCTAAACAAGCTAATATATATATAGATGGTAATTTATACGATTACAAAGCTATACAAAGTCAAATAGATGCTGGTACATATGGGAAAAAGATAAAAACTGTAGATGACTATGTAGAAGCTTGGGGTGATAAAGCTCGTGTTGAACCAGGTAGAAATGCATTTGGACAATTAATTACAGAAGATAAAGCAACAATGGTTGATAAACCTAGAGTTGAAGATCCTGTTAGTGAGTGGGCTGTAAAATACGATAAAAACCTAAATGTTAATGATTTTAAAATTGAATTTGATAAATTTGAAAACAATGTAATTTTAAATAAAGAACAGCAATTAGAAGTAGACTCTTTTACAAATCCTGATAATCCAAATTATAATCCTGATTTATTTACACCTTATGAACAAGAGTTTACAACAGGCGGCGGCGGTAGCTCTTTAACAGGTTATACACCTTCTCAAACATTTACTAAAACAATACAGCCTAATGAAGAAGTTTTTAATGAAGCTAGAGAATACTTAGAATCTGGACCAAGAAAGAAAAGCAAAAAAACTGGTGAAGTTGAACCTATAACAAGAGATCAAATAGAAAAAGTTGCCAGGATTATAATGGCTAACAAAAAAGAAAATGATTATCTTGATTCAAACGCTAAAAATTATTTAGACGATATTGATCCTGATTTAAGAAAAGCTTTATTTGATTATAAAATTAACGAATATATAGAGGGTAGTTATATAACCTATGATTCTTTAGAAGAACAAGAAAAAGAAATATTAAGTATTAACGAGTCTATAGAAAACAGTGCTGATTATAAAAACTATAATAATTTTAGTTTAGAATTTAAAAAAGTAGAAACAGAATTATTAGATTTAAAAACACAAATTGAAGAAGCACAAAAAAGACCTGAAATAGTAGAAAATAATATTGAATCTTATAATGCTTTAGTTGATAGTTTTAATAGTAAGTTAATAAACTATCAAGAAATACATAAAGCATTAGGGAATTATGCAGAATCTTTAAACGTTAAGTATTTTCAAAGAGATAAAAAAATTGAAAATTACGAAAAAAATTTTAAAATTGCTGAAAGCAACGAAGACTTAGGTAAATTATTAGATTATTTAAAAAGAGATTATAGTCAAATAAATAAAATATTTGGAGGTTTAGGCTCTGGCGAACCAGGAACTTTTGCTACTGGTATGATTAGAGGCGGTATTGATATAGCTACACTTATTGATTTTCAAATATTTGGCACAGAAGGAAATCCATTTATAGATGTACAAAACGCTAGTCAAGTTGTTAGAAAATATGATGACAAAATAAGAGGTAAGTTTTACAAACCAATAACTTTTGACAAAGCTTTTGATAGCTTGTCTAATTTTGGTGAATTTATGGTTGATCAAACTGTTCAACAAAGTACATTTCTAGCTTACATGTCCGTAAATCCTTATTTAACATTTGCTGTATCTGGTGGTGGATATGTTGCTGATAGACAAAAAGAAGCTAGTACTTTTGGTGGTAGAAGTTATACAGATGGAGAGCTTAGATTAAAAAGTATAGGTTTTGGAGCCGCTGAATATGTGTTTGGTACAATGCCTACTATGAGCATATTAAAAAAAGCCCGTTTACGTATAAATGATACTGGTAAAAGAGAATTAATACAAGGTTACAAAAATAGATTTGATTATTTATACAAAAATTCTCCACTATTAGCGTGGGATATAGGTTTAGAGTCTTCAACAGAGGGTATTACAACTGTTTTTCAAAACGGTATAGATGGCAAACCTTTAACAAGAGGTTTAAATGAAAGTCTTTTTGTTGGTGGTATGTTTGGTTATGCTTTTTCAGGAGTGCCTACAATGTACGGTGCTATGTTAAATAATTTTTCTGATTATAAATCATATGAAAGCTACAGATCTAATTTAGATATGATTGGCACGATATACAGGTCAAATGCTAGTCCTTTTGTAAAAGCCGATATAAAATCTAAAAATTTAAAGTTAATTAAACAATTAGAAACTGAAAATTCAGAAATATTAAATAAAATAGAAAACAACGTTAATGAAGAGTTAACTTCAGAAGGTTTTAATTTATATCAAGCAGCTACTGATAGACAAGAAAATTTAAGAATAGAAGCAGAAGAAATAATAAACAATAGATCTTTATCTAAAGAAGTAAAACAAAACCGTTTAAAACCATTAAAAACTGAATTTGATCAATTACAAAACGCTAGAGATGGTTTTAGACAATCGTTTACTAAAACATTTCCTTTACTTGATAAAAAAGAAAAATCAAGACTATACGATTTAGCTACTACAAATCTGCAGTCAAAAGGTATTTCTATACCTAGCGAACAAGCAATATTACAGGAGGCTGAAAATATATATAATTCAGAAAGTATAGATAAAAACGCTAAAAATGATTTAAAAACAGTTAATATTCTTGGTGAAGCAGGTATTAATATAAGCTATAATTTATCTGATTCAAATACGCAAATAATAAAAGATTATAGAGAAATATTAGATAGTCATGTAGCTAATCCTAATGTTGATTTAACACAAGCGCAAGCAGATACTAAATTTAACAGATTTAAAGAAGGTATTGAAAACGGCACTATAAATGGTATAAACGAAGCTGTATTAGATAATGAGTCTGGTAAAAACATTTATAATGTTTTAGTTTCTAAACAAAACTCTGTAGCAAACGGTAAACAACATACTGGTATACATGAGATTGGTCACACTATATTTACAGAAGCATTTGCTAGTAATCCAGAGGCTTTTACAGATTTAGCAAATATTATATTAGAATATACTAAAAAAGCAAACCCAGAAGCATACACTAGAATATCTACTAGAACTGCTAGTCAAGACGCTGATGAAGTATTAACTAATTTTTTAGAAGAAGTAGCAGCTGGTAATATTAATTTTGAAAAAGCAAAAAACGCAGGATTTTTAGGACCAATTGGTAGAATATTAGGGCTTGGTGTTAGTAGTGTTACAAATACTGATTATAGTTTTAATTTTAAAGGTGAAACTGATGTAGCCAATTTTTTAACTAATTTAGCTAAAAAATTAAAAGCTGGTGATTTAAGTGTAAAAGATATTAGAACTATAAAGGAAGAAGGTATTGCTGGTAGAAAAGTTGATGATGATGTTAGTGTTGAAACAAAAGAATCATTAACACCTTCTCAACAACAATTAAAGCAAAGATTTACAAACGAACAGTTATTAAGAAAACGTAAAAACGCTAAAGGTAAAGAATTATCAGATATAAATAATATACTAATAGAAGGTGGTGCTAGAGTTGGTTTAAGAGCAATGGGCTTTGATACTCGAAAAGGATTAGGCAATATATCTTATAACGACGCACTTCAAACAGCTAGAACTAGAATAGTAGAAAGAGGTTTATTAGATAAGTTTGATGCAAAGATTAACGATAACTGGAGCACTTATGTTGGTGCTAACTTAAGGTTTGATATTAAAGATGTTATACAACAAAACCAAGTATCAGTAGATGCCGCTAGTATAGATACTGAAGCTGCTAAACAAATTGCAGATCCAACTACTGTAGAAGTTGATCAAGCTGTTGATACAGACACTAAAAGAAAAATCAATGTATTAAAAAACTTTGATGGTGTCAACGAATCTAATATAACAAACATAGTAAAAGTTAAAGAAGGTGATACTTATAAAGAAGTATCTAATTACACAGGTGAAGTTGGTAGCAATATATTTAACGTACCTGCTGATAAAATAACTGTTGGTAAAGAAAATTTAACGTACGCTAAAAAAATAGTTGATGGTGTACCTGAAGCTTCTGAAGCTGGTAATATTCAAGACTGGATTAGAAAAGGTAAGAACGCAGAAAACTTTATAAAAATATTACCTAGACAAAGTGTTACTTCTGATACCGCTGATATAAATGAGCTTGGTGAAAACATAGATGTAGATAGAGATGTTTTAGGTTTAGCTATTGGCTTAAAAGGTTTAGTTCAAAATTATTTTTATAATAAAACAAATAAAAGATCAAAAGGTAAAAAGTCTCAACCATTTATATGGGAATTAAAACCTGAGTTTATTAATCCTACTATTGATGTTATAAATAAACTTAAAGCAGACGCTGGTATAACCGAAGCTGGTCAATTAAATAATTACAATAGAGATATAGGTCAATTATTAAAAGGTATAGCTAAAGTTTATTCTCAACAAGCTGCTTTTTCCGCAGCGCAAAGAAACTTAGAAACTACAATAGATACAGCTAAAGATCCGGCTAAAGTTAAAAAACAAATAGCAGGTATAACAGCTGCTCAAAGTAAAACAGCTTTTAGCGAAACAGTTGACGCTGTAATAAATATAAAAAATTTATTTGAGCTTGAAACAAAAGGTAAAGATGATTTGCTTCAAAACTATATAAATGAAAAAAGTTTTGATTTAAAAACAGAACAAGGTATACTTGATTTTGTAGAAGCTGCAAAAACAGATTTGTTACCTCTTTTACCAAAAGATATGGTTTTTGGTCCGCAAGGTGGTTCTATTTTTACTCCTAGTTATTATGTTATAGGATCTAGTGACAATATTGTTAAAAAAACAGAGTATAAAAGATTATATAATGAAGTTTATAAACCAGCAATAGAAGCAATAAAAAATGATTCTAATCAAAAATATGGTGATCCAATACCTGGTATAAAAGATTATTCAATAGCTAAATATAACTCTATTTTTAAAAATGCTTCTGTTATAGAAAAAAATATTGAAAATGGTAAAATAAAAGAGTGGAATAAAAACGTCTCTATAATACACAAAGAAATGTGGAAACGTTTTAACAATGCTATTAACAAAGGTGGTAAAATAAATAAACAAGCAGCTAAAGTAATAGCTAATTATTTAGGATTTGTTGCTAATGATACTAGTCATTTTCATAAGTTAGGAGCTAGATTTATTGGTTATTCTACTGTTTTAGAAGGAAAAAGATTTGAATATGAGCATGCTATGCCTGCTACAGCCGCTTACTTGTATTTGTTAGATGCTTCTTTGAGCGATGCTAATTTTAATACGTCTTATGAGTTAGTTATGAAAAATTATACATTAATAGCTCTAGACAAAGCAATGGACAATAAGCTTAGACAAGCTAGAACTAAAAAAGGTTATAGTTTGCAAAGACGTATGCCAGATGATTGGAGTGTAATAGAAGGTAATTGGTGGCAAAGATATTTTAATAATATTGTTTACTCACAAAAAGGAGGTATAAACCCTTCATCATTAAAAGGGTTAGACGGTAAAACTTTTGCTGAAACTTTAAATATTGATGCCGCTGGTAATGCTACTAACGTAGATATAGAAAAATCTAAATCAAAAGCTTTTAATAAAAATCCTAAATCAAAATTTAGTAAATCAATTAATAATGATGGTTTATTAAATGATTTAAATAATTATGACAAAGCCTTACGTAACGCAAGGAATTTAAATGCGCCTAAAAAAGGCATTAGTATATTTGATTTTGACGACACGTTAGCTACTAGTAAAAGTAAAGTAATAGTTACTATTGATGGTAAAACTACTAAAATAACACCTGCTGAATTTGCTAAACAGCATAGTAAATTAGAAGAACAAGGAGCTGAGTTTGATTTTAGCGAGTTTAACAAAGTTGTTGATGGTAAACCTGGGCCACTTGTTGCTAAAATTAAAAAACAAATAGATAAATTTGGAAACAAAGATGTGTTTATATTAACAGCAAGACCACAAGCTTCTGCAACTTCTATAAAGGCTTTTTTAGATGGTATAGGTATTAACATACCTTTAGAAAATATTACAGGGTTAGAAGATGGCACACCTCAAGCTAAAGCTAATTGGGTTGTTGGTAAAGCAGCTGAAGGTTATAATGATTTTTATTTTACAGATGATGTGTATAAAAATGTTAAAGCTGTTCAAGATGCGTTAGAAGTTTTAGATGTTAAATCAAAAAATAGATTAGCTTATAGCGATAGAGTTAAAAAACTAGATAAAGATTTTAATGATATATTAGAAGCTAAAACAGGTATTGCTTCAGAAAAAGAATACGGTAAAGCTAAAGCTCAAGTTGTAGGTGCTAATAAAGGTAAATTTAATTTCTTTATACCACCATCTGCAGAAGATTTTGTAGGTTTATTATATAGTACGCTTGGTAAAGGCAAGTTAGGTGATGCTCAAATGGCTTGGTATAAAAAGAATTTACTTGATCCATATGCTAGTGCTATGGCTGCTATATCAAAAGAGCGTATAACTTTAATGGACGATTACAAAGCGCTTAAAAAACAATTAGATATTGTACCAAAAAATTTACGTAAAAAAATACCAGGTGAAACTTTTACTAACGAGCAAGCTTTAAGAGTTTATATTTGGAACAAGCAAGGTATAACAGTGCCTGGTCTTAGTAAAACAGATTTAAAAGAGTTAACTGATTATATTGAAAGCAAACCTGAATTTAAAGTATTTGGTGATCAATTAATAAACATAAATAAAGGTGATGGTTACGCGGCTCCTACATCTGGTTGGTTAGCTGGCACAATAACCACAGACTTAACAAGAGGTTTAGGCACTACAAAAAGAGTTAAACATCTAGAACAATGGCAGCAAAATGTTGATATAATTTTTTCTGAAAAGAATTTAAATAAATTAGAAGCTGCTTTTGGTAAGCCTTATAGAGTTGCATTAGAAGGGATGCTGCAACGTATGAAAACTGGTAGAAATAGAAGTTTTTCAGGTGACAGCAAAACTGGTAAACTTGTTGACTGGTTAACAAATAGTATTGGTACTATTATGTTCTTTAATACTAGATCGGCTTTACTGCAAACAATATCTGCTGTAAACTTTGTAAATTTTTCTGATAACAATATATTTAAAGCTGGTAAAGCATATGCTAACCAAAAACAATATTGGTCTGATTTTATGACTTTAATGAACTCAGAGTTTTTAGTTGATAGACGTAGAGGTTTAAGAATAAATGTAAACGAAGCTGATATTGCTAATATGGCAAATCAAAGTGGCGCAAGAGGTGTTGTAGCTAAAATGTTAGAAATAGGATTTTTACCAACACAAATAGCTGATAGTTTTGCTATTGCTTCAGGTGGCGCTACATTTTATAGAAATAGGATAAATAGTTATAAAAAACAAGGTTTATCTGATCAACAAGCCCAAGAAAAAGCATTTAATGATTTTAGAGAAATAGCTGAAGAATCTCAACAGTCTAGTAGACCAGATCGTATATCACAAGAACAAGCAGGTCCACTTGGTAGAATTATATTAGCTTTTGCAAATACACCTATGCAGTATGCAAGATTAATTAAAAAAGCCGCATCTGATCTTAAAAATAGAAGAGGAGATGTAAAGACTAATATATCTAAGATTATTTATTATGGTTTTGTACAGAACTTAATATTTAACGGTTTACAACAAGCTTTGTTTGCTATTGCGTTTGGTGATATAGACGATGAAGAAGATCAAAACGAAAAATATATAAACACTGCAAACAATATGGCTGATTCACTATTAAGAGGTTCTGGTTTAACAGGTGCTTATTTTTCTGTTGGAAAAAATATTGTAATGAGAGTTATAAAAGAATCACAAAAAGATAATCCTAAGTATGAAAAAGTAAGTTTTGAACTAGCTAGGTTGTCACCTCCAATATCATCTAAGTTATCAAGATTAAATCAAGCTGGTAGAGCTTTCCAGTGGGAAAAAGACGAAATGCGTAAAAAAGGTTTTTCAATAGATAATCCAGCGTTGATGGCTAGCGCAAATGTTATATCAGCTGCAACTAATATACCTATTGATAGATTAGTAAGAAAAGCAGACAATGTAAATACAGCTTTATCGCAAGATTTAGAATTATGGGAGCGTTTTGCTTTAATGGGTGGTTGGCAAGACTGGGAATTAGGTATAGAAGAAAAATCAAAAACTAAAGGTAAGAAAAAATTTGGATCGACAATAAATAATAAAAAGATCAAAAAATTAATAAAACCAAAAAAGAAAATTAAAAAACCAAAAAAGAAAAAGAAAATAAAATAAGTGAATAAATTAGCGGTAGTATTATTTTTTACGTTGAGTATTACTAACGCACAGATACAAGATGACAAAAAGCTACATTTTGCAGCAGGCGCAATAGCAAGTACTGTCGGATATGAATATGTGTATAGCAAAACAGGAGATAAAAATCAAGCTTTAGCGGCTGGTATATTAACATCTTTAGTTGCTGGCATAGGTAAAGAAGTTTACGATTCATTTCAACCAAAAAATAGATTTGATCAACATGATGTAGCCGCGACGGTATTAGGCGGTGTAACTGTTAGTCTTACAATAAAACTTAATTTAATAAACTTCGGTAAAGAAGCAAAAAAGAAAAAAAGAAAAAAAGAAAAAAAATGAAAAAAATTTTAACTCTACTCTTTATAGCAATATTTATAATATCTGCTAACGCACAAGAGAAACCACAAAAAGACAAAGGTAGATTTTTTAAATCTATTTACAACGAGTTATTTAAATATGGCACGTTTTATATAGCTGGTGATATTAAAAATCCTAAAGAAAACCCAAAAGATTATTTTGTAAGAACTAATCCTGATGGTAATTTATATACACCACCAGTTGTAGTTGATGGAACAGACTACTATGACTTTGATTATCGTTATGGTTTTGGTTTTCGTAAGATCGCTAGGTTTGATTATGAAATAAAAGGTAAACATTACTTTGATGGGACTGAATCTAACGTAGCTATGACGGCTCCTAATTCAGCTATTAAAGGTTTGGAATATGTATTTCATTATGAAAAAGAAAGATCCAGAGATGAGATATTTCAAAACTGGAGATATTTTCTAAAACATAGTGGTAAATACCATATGGTAAAGCTTGAAAGTAGAGCGCAGGGTAAAGTTGATTTTAAATATAAATCAGCAGAAATTAGAGCTAAATTACCTATAGGTGAAAAGTTTAGTATATCTGCAGGTGCAATGTATCGTACACATGAAAGAGCTTACGGATATAATCCAATTGAAATATGGTTAAATGAAACAGATAGTAACGGGTGGCCTGTTAATTACTGGTATCAACTAGGTTATAACTACGGTTTTACTGATCAATTAGTAACAATTGATGTTGATGGTGAAGAAGTATGGGATTATTACTGGTATGATCCACAAGGTAACGTTGTTGCTTATACTGATTTACAATTCCGTGATACTATATTTGAATCATTAATTAATCGTTATAATAACGAGCAATGGGATTTACTAGATCCATTTGGTGTTGTTTCACCTGTGGTCGGTTTTGACTTTTATCATTATAAAAACAACTTCTGGCTTCATGCGTATGGTTCGTATTTATTACCATATCATAAATATGTTGAAGGCGATGTTGATTTTAGTTATTTAAATAGAAATAACTGGGGCTTAGGCGGACTTCGTCAAGACTCTGAACATGAGCAGTGGGAAGATTATCAAGCTGGTGTAATGTTTGGGTGGAAGTTAAGTAGATCAATTGGTATATTCTTTGAAGGTGAATATACTAAGTTCTGGGATAGTAAAATTTATAACAGTTCAGTTGGCCTGAACATAACACTTAGATAAAATGGCAAAACAAATAGGTGAAGATACTAAAGTAACATTAGATCTTAAAACAATAGGAATAATAATAGGGGGCGTAGTGTCATTAGCTAGTTTATATTTTGTAATGCAAGCTGATATAGCTCTTGCTAAAGAACTACCTAAACCAGTTATTGATAGAGTAGAATATGATCTAAAAGACGAATTGATTCGTCAAACAATTATGGATACACAAGAGGATGTTGAAGAAATTAAAGAAACAATTGATAAGATCGACGAAAGATTATACGAAATACAAAAAAACGGAAGATAATGAGAGCAATATTATTTTTTTTAATTTTTCTACTTTTATTCTTTACATTTACACCTACGTTTGGACAAGAGTTTATTACTGATGATAATTTTGATAATAAAATAAATCAGAGACAAGCGTTTGGTGATGATCAAACAAAGCCTGTTATTGTAGAGTTTTACGCTAAGTTTAACGATGCTAATAAGTTTGATGATTGGGATAAATTAGAAAACGTTGTTTATTATAGAGCAGATATAGCTGCGTGCCCAGCTGCTAAAAAGAAATATAAGGTACGTATGGCGCCAACATTAATTATATTTAAAGACGGTATTAAAGAAATCGTTTTTAAAGCAGGACTAGATTTAATGTTACCGGCAGATTTAAATGAAATACAAGAGGCAGTTAATGAGGTAAGTACTGCCAGCCAATTTTAATGAAAAAAAGAAAATTAAATAGTACAAATCCTAAATATCATAAAGTAAAAGAAGAAGAGGTAAGAGAGAGAAAAGATTTAATAGCTACAATACGTAAAGGTAGAAATCGTAATATTAAAGTATATGCTGTATTTAGCGAAATAGAATAATATGAAAATAAGTGATCACATAACTTATGCTGAAGCAATACATTCACAAACTGCTAAGCGTAAAGGTATAGACAATACACCTAATCCAAATCAAATAGAAGCAATGAAGTTGCTAGCTGAAAAAGTATTTGAGCCACTACGTGAGTGGGTTGGTGGACCAATAAAAGTTAATTCATTTTTTCGATCGCCAGATCTTAATACAGCTATTGGTGGGTCAAAGACTTCTCAACACTGTAAAGGCCAAGCAATTGATATTGATGATGTTTATGGTTATAAAACAAACTCAGAAATGTATCATTGGATAAAAGAAAATTTATCGTTTGATCAAATGATATGGGAGTTTGGCACTGATACACAACCTAATTGGGTGCATGTATCTTATGTTTCTGAAGAAAATAATAGAAACAGATGTTTAAAAGCCTATAAAGATGATATGGGTAGAACAAAATATAAAACAATATAAAAATGAAAATATGGAAAATTGCCCTTTATGTGGTGGGTATTGCAATATTTGCTAGTTGCGCATCTTATACACCAGCACCAAAAAATACAATTAAAGTACTAGCTGTTACTCATGAAGGTGATACTATTCAACTTGATGTAAATTCACTAAGACCTAGAGTGTATCAAAACATATATCATACATATCCTTATTATCATAATTACTGGAGACCGTCTCCTTATTATGGAACATGGGGTTGGGGTAATTATTATTACACTAGTCCAAGGCCAACGGTAACTGCACCTAATATACCAAACGTAACATTACCAAATAATAAGCCTACTGGTACATATAATAAACCTTCTAATGTAGGAACAGGGCCATCGTTGAGTCCAAGTTTAAGTAAACCAACAACAACTAATAGTAATATTAAAATAAATAAATAAAAAAAGGGGCGTTAGCCCCTTTATCATTATCCGTCGCAAGCAACACAATCTTCCATAGCTTTTGCGGCTATATCTCCACGTAGTACTGATTCAGTACGCATATAATACAAAGTTTTAATACCTTTTTTCCAAGCATCTAAATGAACTTGGTTGATCCATTTTGGTGATGCTTCAGCTGGAAAAGCTAAGTTTAAACTAACTGATTGATCAATGTATTGTTGTCTTACTCCTGCTTGTCTAACTAATTCTAGTTGATTTATTTCTTTAAATGTTTTAAATATTTCTTTGGTATCTTCGTCTAAACCTTCTATGTCTTGAACCGAACCACCATCTGCTAAGATTTTATCCCATATTTCTTTTGTATTTAATTTAAGTTTATTTAATACTTTTACAAGTGTAGGGTTTTTACGTATAAACGTACCTTTAGCTGACTGTTCTGTAAATACATTAGCAGCCCAAGGTTCTATTCCGGGTGAAACATTTCCCGCAAGCTTGCTATTACTAACAGTGGGAGCAATAGCACGCAAGTGAGTATTGCGGAAGCCAGTACCAACACACCAGAGAGGCTCGCCAAACTCCTCAGCAAGAGCCATACTAGCACGTTCACTTTCGATTTTGATTTGGCTGAATATTCTTCTTGTTTCATATTGTGACAGTAGACCTTCAAATGGTAAACCTTTTTCTTGTAAATACGTGTGCCAGCCGAGTACACCTAGACCTAATGCCCTACCTTTTTCAGCAGATCTTACAGAATTTTCAAAACCTTTTCTGTATTTAGCTCTTTGTATAAACTCTTCAAGCACTCCATCAAGAAACCATATTGAGTCATATATTATATTAGTATTTTTCCACTCTTCATATTTAGCTAGGTTTAAGCTAGACAAACAACAAACGAAACTATGATTTTCATCTGTATGCAAAACTATTTCACTACAGATATTGGTCATATGCACTTTTAATGCATTATCTTTGTAAGCTGCTGGGTTTTGCTTATTTGTATTTCCTTTAAATAAAATATAAGGTTCGCCAGTAGCTTTGCGCTTTTGAAGAAGTTTGCCCCATTTTTTTCTTGCTTCAGTATCTCCTGTAGTAAGTCTTCGCATAAACTTATCACCGACGACTGCACATTGATGTAAGTTGAGAGATTGTCTGTTGACGTCTCCTTTAGGTTCTCTAATCTCGAGCCATTCTTCAAAATCGTCATGTTCAATGTTGATATTAACTGATGCAGCTCCTCTTCGGACAGATCCTTGATTCGTTGCAAGTATAGTTGAATCATATATTTTACAAAACGGTACAACTCCGTCGCTTGTTCCATTACCTGTAATTTTAGTCCCGGCGGGTCTTATTTGATTTACACCGATACCAACTCCACCGCCGTGTTTAGCGAGTAGCATCATCTCTAAATTTTTTTGACCTATGTCAATAATACTATCAGCCACGTCAATACCAAAACAACTAATAGGCAAACCCCTATCAGTCCCAGTATTACTAAGGACAGGCGATGCAAGGCATAACCATCCTTTCCATATGTATTCAAAAAAGACATCAGCCATTTCAGGTTTACGTAACCTTTTTGCAACTGTTTTTGAAACTCTTTCGTAAGCTTCTTTAGGTGTTTCTCCATTGTATAAATATCCTCCTCCTATTGTTTTTTTATAAACTTCGTTGTCACCCCACTCAGGATAATCAACTCCTTTTTTCCACTGGTTGTTCCACATCTTCTCTTTTATTTATATCTTTTAATTGTTCAACTATTTTATCCCACTCATCTTTACCAATATGTATTTGAAAAGATGTTAACATACCTTGTGTAAATGTTTCTAACGCATCTAATTTTACTAAGGCTTTTTTTAATGCAGATCCAAGTATTTCTACTTTACGCTGCATATCTATTAATTTACTTTCTTTCATTTATTATATTCTTCTATATCTATTTTATACTTATCATCTAAACCGGTTAAATCTATTAACTCATGACAGGCTTTAGTACTATTTATATAATGTTGTTTTAAAGTTAAATTTTTATTTAATTTTTTATGTTTTTCAAACATTTTATCGACTCTACAAATATCAGGTCTAGTATCATATATACTACATAAATTATTATCTAATAAATTAACACAAGCCCCATCCCCTCTATTAGGCATTAATTTAATTGCACCAGCTATTTTACAACAAGCCGCACATTGTGAACATAAAAAATTCATTTTAAAAAATGTATTATCCAAGCTACTAAACCATTTATGTTTAGCGCTACTAAGTTCCATTGTCTTCTATAAGATACTTGTACTAAAACACAACTAAAACCAGCTATAAATAATAGAGGTTCTAATGTCCAATGAGCAGCAAGTATCATACCAGCACCCATATAACCTATACGAACTGGTAGTTTACCGTCACCAAATGTCTTCAAAATCTTCTCCTTCATTTGCTTTACTATAGTCAGTTGGCCTAATTGCAAAAAAGTCTGTATGGGTGTGACCACCAGTAAGATGATAAAACCAATCAAGTACATCAGCCCCAGCTCTATCAAAGCTAAAGAAGCGTCTTTTATCAGTGTAACCCAGCTCAACAAGTTTTTCATTTGTTCTTTTTCTTATAAATTGTTTAAGATCATAAGCTTTTAAATTTTCAATATCACCCATCTCAAACATTTTGTCAATATATTTTTCTTCAAGCTCAACCATTATTTTAGCGGCTGTGTATATATCTTCTTTACAGTCTTCTTTTAACGTAGGTATTTCTTCACACATGTGTCTAAATAATTGACAACCCATTTTACTATGTAATGATTCATCTCTTACAGACCATTTCATTTGTTGTCCTATTCCTTTGAGTAAATTACGTAATTGAAAAGAATATAAAACAGCAAAAGCACTATATAAACTAACACCCTCTGCGAAAGCAGAAAAGATTGCCAAGCTACGACCGATGCCCACAGGATCGTTGCCGTCATAAGCAACCAGATTATCAAAACGTTCTGACGTCGCAGGTTCGTGAAGAAAAGCTTCAAAGTCTTCAAGTCCCAATGTTTCATTTAAATAACTATATGCAACAGCGTGTATTGTTTCTTGTGAGCCGAACATCATAG